CCCCTAAAGAGTGGCTTGAAATTATTGCAACAATGGATGAGTATCAAAACACTGACACATTCAGCGAGGCTGTTGACCATGTGTTAGGTAATCAAGAGATAAACAGATGAGTATAGATAACGCTATCACCTGCTGTGGTAGGAGTTGGGGTAGCGAATGCCAGATATGTATGGAAAAAGAATACCAAGAGTATCTTAAAACAATAGAAGATAATGAGGGAGGTGAATGATGATGGACTCATTAGAAAAGATAAACGCTTTCGTTTCTGATATGTTAACAGAGTTCTCTGCTGTAGAAAACGACAGTGATTTCATTTCAAAGTTATCAGAGCATAACTTGTACTATGATTTTGATAGGGCAAGTTATTATCTAACACGAATGAAAGAATATTCTGCAGCATATTTGTACGCATACGAAAGGGAGATAAGTAATGCTTGATATCATTCTGGGTGACAAAGCAATGGAAGGTAAGTGCTACAATCACCCAGACCCTGACTGGTTTCACATTCCAGGAAACACCTTAGTCAACAAGGCTCAGAAACAATTTTGTGTTGGTTGCAAAATCATTACTGAGTGTTTAGATTATGCTATGAGGAATGATGTGTCAGGTGTGTGGGGTGGCACAACAGCAGGTGAAAGAGAAACGATAAGAAGAAGTATGGGTCTCAAGGTGATACCTATATCGTTGAGGGAGGTTGGCAGTGTCTCGTAAAAAGAAAGATGATAACAACATTGAGAAGTTAGTTAACGAAGTGTTTCCAGAAGACAGTGAAGAGATTATGAAATCATTGGAAGCAACAGAAGATATAACTGATGAAGCATCTAGGTTCCTACACTTTGATGAGGTGTGGGAAGCAGCAGCAACACAGATAGAGGCACGAGTTGCTATCTTAAGTATGTCTGGTATGCTTGCGTTTGCTGTATCAGAACATGGTGGTAAGTATCTTGACCACCTGATAAGGCAAGAAGAAGAAGAAAAAAATGGAAATCAGAAAGGCTGATTGGAGTGCAATACCTACTTCTGTTTGCCCTAACTGTGATTGCACTTGGTTTAATGTTCCAGTAGCATTTGACCCAGACACATACGAAATATCAGCATATGGTCTTGACGGTGTAACTTGTTGGTCTTGTGACCAACCCATTACTCCACCAATACCAGTCGACTCGAGGTTAGAAGAGATAGAGGAAGAATAATGGGATGGCTTCTTACAGGTGTTTTCGTAACAACAACTTTATTTTATGGTGTAAGTTACCATAAACAAGTTGAGTTAACTATTAAGGAACGCATGCGACCTTATCAATAAAACCCACGCCTATCGTGGTGGTATAAAGCATTACAAGGTGTATCATAACGCCTCTTAATGTATCTTATTCCACGAGTTGTCTGTTCCTCAATGCTTAAACCTTTAGGGGTTTTAAGTATTTGGAACAGACCATAGGCTGATGAGTTAGGATTGTCTGCAACGTTCGACCAATTAGACTCGCGACTAATTAGTTCGTCAAGACAAACCCATTCATCTCCTGTCCACTGTTCGTGTTTAACTTTTAGTTTAACATACGAACGAGATACCGTTGATGGCAATTGTCTTTCAACAATTGTTTCAATGGCAACAGGTGGTGGTATTGGTATTTGCATTAGCCTCCGACCAGTAGTATAATGTTATATAATATAATATAACATAATATTATATAACTTATATAGTATAACTAATGTTATATTATATAATATAATATAACTACTTTCTAATAGAAAGTAGATTATATTACTTACCCTAATGCTTGTTGCATTAGGATAAACCTAGACTAGAGTGAGGATAGTGAGTGGGTTTTCTTCTCTCTTTAACCTACTCACTATCGAACCCTAACGGTAATCAAAGGAGGATTAAGTGTTAAAGATAAACGGATACGATGTCCCTGAACATGTTTCCTATTCAAGTATTACCACTTGGTTGTCCTGTGGGTATCGTTATTACTTAACTCGTATTCAAAAAGTTGAGGAACAACCTGCTGCTTGGACTCTTGGTGGTTCTGCTGTGCATAGGGCAACAGAGATTTATGATTTAGAATTATGGAAAACAAATAATGGATGATGTTAAATGGTGTTCATCTTGTAAGGGAATAGGAAGTATTTTAATATTTACGTTAAGTGCAAATCTTATTTGCCCTAGATGTAATGGAAAAGGAATAACAAATCATGAACGTGGATAGTATTTGGGCTGAAGCATGGAATGCAGAAGTTGAAGAGATAAAAAAATTCCAGGAACCAAACTTTGACATCGCTAACCTAAGACAATCTGTTCGTAGAACTAAGGCTATCCCTGATGGTGAGAACGCTGAGTGGTGGTTTGAGAATGGTAAAAAGTTTTTGAACTCCTGGATTCAATGGCGTGCTAACTCTGGTTGGGAAATATGGGAGACACCACAAGGTGTGCCTGCCATAGAGTTGATGCTTGAGATTGAAACAGGTGGTGTTAACATCAAAGGTGCAATAGACCGAGTGTTTGTTACACCACAAAATGAAATCATTATTGTTGATTTGAAAACAGGTATGCGTACACCACAGTCAGACTTACAGTTACAGGTGTATGCTTGCATGTTAGAACGTGCGACTGGTGTGCGACCACATTATGGTGCATACTGGATGGCAAGACAAGGTGGCACAAGTGTGCCCACTGAGTTAAATAAGTTTACATTACAAAAGTTAGATGAAATGATTGGACTCTTTCAGATTGCACGAGAGAACAATCTTTATCTACCTAACTTTGAGTCATGTAAAATGTGCTCCGTCATGGAGTACTGTTACTGGGTAGACGGTGAAAAGTCTAACAAGTTAGGGGAAATAAATGGCAACAAATGAAGCACTGTTTTCTGTTAGTATGAAAACAAGACACGGAACCATTCTCACATTACGTGCTGATGATTTCGAAACATTCTCTACACACATCGCTGATGCTGTTGGTGGAAACATCCAGTTAATTGTTGGTGCGTTAGAAGATGTTGTTCATGGAGATAAAGACCCTGTTGCTTACGCTGCACAAGCGTTAGGTGCAACAAGTGTAATGACATCACCCAATATTGGTAGTGGTCCTGTGGCACCACCATCAATGGGTTCATTCCCTGTACCTACATGCCATCATGGTCCAAAGAAACATAAGAGTGGGCAAGGTGCTAAAGGTCCTTGGCAAGCATGGATGTGTCCATCTGCTAAAGGAACACCAGACCAATGTCAACCAATGTGGATTAAACGTGGCGAAGTTGGTTGGGCTGAGTAAGTGAGAACACTCACTAGAACAATTGGTAAAACTGAATCAGGTGGCGAACCATTGCCACCTGTGTTCAGAACATTTGAGTATGCCCAAATTGTTTTACGTCGCAGTGAAGTGAGCATGTTTGCTGGTGCCCCTGGCGCTGGTAAATCAACACTTGCTTTAGCGTTAGCAACTTGGATGAAAGTTCCTACCTTATACATTTCAGCAGACACAGGCGCACACACAATGAGTATGCGTTTGTTCTCAATGCTTACAGGTAAGAGCCAAGATGAGTCAGAGAAACTTCTATCATCAGATGCACAGTTCGCAAGAGAAGCAATTAATAAAGGTTCAAGCCACATCTTCTGGTCATTTGATGCAGCACCATCGTTATCTGATTTAGATGAAGAGGTACTTTCATTTGAAGAAGTACATGGTGAGAACCCACACTTGATTGTGTTAGATAACTTGATTGACATCACCGATGGTGGTGGCGAAGAGTGGTCTAGTATGCGTCAGACTATGAAAGAAATAAAGTTTTTGGCAAGAGATACTAACGCTGCTGTTCTTATCCTTCATCACACAAGTGAAGCCTTTGATAGTAACCCTTGTCCACCAAGGTCAGCGATTCAAGGTAAAGTTTCACAACTACCAGCACTGATTTGTACCATAGGTCAAACACCTAACGGTATGATGGGTGTTGCACCAGTAAAGAATCGTTACGGCAAGGCTAATGCTTCTGGAAGTGAACCAGTTTATTTGTCATTCAATCCAGAGTTCATGTACTTGGCTGACCCAAGAGAATCTTTATGAGAAACATGGATGGCAGATGTTATATCTGTTCATCTATTTGGTACTGCACATGTAATAACGAATCGAACATAGGTGAAGATGAGTAACCCAAGTAAACAGAAAGGTACATCAGCAGAAACTGCTGTTGTTAAACATCTTATAGCCAACGGTTTTCCCGAAGCAGAAAGACGCACACTTAGTGGTGCTAACGATAAAGGTGACATCTCTGGAATTAAAGATGTTTGTTTAGAAGTTAAAGACCACAAGAAGATGGACCTTGCTGGTTGGGTTAAAGAGTTAGAAGTTGAAAGAAGAAATGCTTTAGCATTAACAGGTGCTGTGATACATAAGAAACGTGGCACAACTAATGTTGGGGAATGGTATGCAACTATGCCTGTTAGTTTATTTCTTAAACTAATTATAGATGCAGGATACTGATGTCTGATTCACCTATCGCAAAAGTGTTGATGCTATATGGGGCAAACAAAGTCCCATCTGGCAGAGGATGGCGCAGTATGAAATGTCCTTTTCATTCTGACCGTCACGCCTCAGCAACAGTTAACACTGAGGTGAATGCGTTCTCATGCTTTGCGTGTAGTATTAAAGGAGATTTGTACAAGATTATTATGGAGCAGGAAGGGATTGGTTTTCGTGAAGCAAAATCAAGAGCAGAAGAGATTACTGGAACAAGCAACATTACATTACCAAAAGTCAATCAACTTGGCAGAAGAGTACCTCGACAAGAGGGGAATATCATTAACAGACGCAGAGAGATTTCGTCTGGGAGTAGTGAGCGAACCACTCGTAGGTCACGAAACATATCAGAACAGATTAGCAATACCCTACCTGACTAGAGCAGGTGTTGTTGATATAAGATTCAGAGCAATAGATTATTCTGAACCAAAGTATCTGGGACTTCCAGGTTCTGAGACAAGGTTGTACAATGTTGAAGCATACTTTCAGGCAACTGATTGGATATGTTTATGTGAAGGTGAGATAGATACTATGACACTTGCTAAACTAGGTTACCCTGCTATCGGTATCCCAGGAGTAAAAAACATTAAGTCACATCATTACAAAATCTTATCAGACTTTGACAGAATATATGTGTTCGCTGATGGTGACACAGCAGGACGTGACTTTGCAAAAGACTTAGCAAGAAGAGTAGCAGGTGTTATACCTATCACCATTCCTGATGGTGAAGATGTTAACAGTTTGTTTATCAAAGATGGTTCCGACTGGTTCAAAGGAAAGGTCGCTGCTTAATGTACAACGAAGTAAAGTTTGCTGAACTAACCTACAATTACACAGATGGTTTAGCAGAACTGTTAATTAGGAAACAAAAAGATTACGGACCAAAGAATATTTCTGACTCTCCTGGTGGTCCACTCAATGGGTTGCGTGTGAGAATGTTTGACAAACTTGCTCGCATTAATAACCTTGTTGAAACAGGTGCAACACCAGAGAACGAATCTTTACGTGATTCATTTATGGATATAGCAAACTATGCAATCATCGCAATGATGGTGCTAGATAAAAAATGGGAAGGCGTTGAATGAAACGCATTGTAGTCTTATCGGATATGCAAATACCTTTACATAATAAACCTGCAATAAATGCTGTAATCAAGTTTGTTAAAGACTACCAACCAGAAGAACTTTTTTGTGTGGGTGATGAGGCTGATTGTTTAGCCCCAGCACGTTGGTCTAAAGGGTACGCAGCAGAACATTCTAATCTACAACGAGACCTTGATGAGACAACATCTATCATGGGTAAGTTTCGTAAAGCAATAGGTAACAAACCTTTTCATTTAATGAGAAGTAATCATGGTGACAGAATACAACGCTACATTGAACGCGATGCACCAGCCCTTGCAACACTTAGAGATTTAAAGTACGAGAAACTATTAGGCTATCGTGATTTAGATATTACATACCATAATAAACTGTGGAACTTTGCCCCAGGTTGGGTGATGGGTCATGGTGATGAAGGTTCAACCAGCCGTTACGCTGGTGGCACAGCAGTATCATTGGCAAGAAAGATTGGTATGAGTGTGCTCTGTGGGCACACACATAAACTTGGATTAATACATCACAACACTTCATACAATGGTAAACAAACATCATCACTGTATGGG